CAGGACTTCGACCCATCGCTCGGATTTTACAACGGCGCAAGTTATGGCTTTTGGAGATCGGGGCAAAAGAGTATTATTCAATTTCTGAAAACCAAAGCGCGAGGAGCGAAACAATGAAAACGAAATTGACCGTCGACGAGATAACGGTCCCACCACGCCTCGACCCCCATCGCGAGCTGACGCTCACAATGCACGATCTCGTGCGCAACGAGCTCGGGCGGAAGTTTTAAGCCTGATGGGTTGTATATGGTATTGCCATAGGCAAAGACTACGCCCTCGCCGCAGGCTCCCGGAAAGACTGCGCGAATTGCCTCAAAATTCGGGGGTCTGTCCGTTACTGTGATAATTTCCTCGCTCATAGTTTTGGCCTCCTTATGGCCTCATGGTTGATTGTAAAATAGATAGGCCTGCGCCTGGGTCGACTGCCTCGACGCTTGCGATCGCGCCGGCCACGCCCTCCGCGAGCCCCTCTTGATCTTCTTTCTCGCGAATAAGAGTTTCTGGCACGTTGAGCTTGCGGGCAATCCACGGGATGATTTCCTCCACATTGAACACGAGCGCGGTTTGCTCCGGTCCAAACATGGCTTTCGAGATTTCCATTGCCTGCACGACGGCCTCGACCTCTTGCGCGTTGCGCTGCATTGCGAGCGGCCCCGTCACCTCGAGCGCGATCTGATCGCCGTTGATGATGACCTCATCGATCATCTGCCAATCGTTTGCGAGGATGTCGAGCACGTTCTGCACGACCGGCAAGATCACCTCGCGCTGCGTGCGGCTGTAATAGCTGCCAGTGTCCTCGACATACGAGCGAACGCGCGCAAGTATCTCGGCGGCTGATTTCGGCATACCGTCATATTCCGGCAGAGCACTATCGAGCAGGGCTTCCTTGATCGACTTTTGCAGGCGTTCGTATTCGAGATAAGCGACATCGAACTGCCCCGATCTTTCGAGCGGCGCGATCGATGGGCCTGCGGGGTGGCCTGCATTGCGTGCAACCGGTATCAGGCGCATCGGTCCTATAATCACGTTGTCGGGATTGAGCACGCCATCATCGACGACCGTGTAAGGGCCGGAGACTGCGAGCGTCGCGTTTTTGAGCACGAGCTCGACCAGCTTATTAACCGTTTTCAGATCTGGCAGAGCGTCTAGCACTGGCCCGCGTCCGTTCACTTCATTCGGAGATCGCGCAAGGCGGCCGACGATAAAGCGATCGCGGCGCGGCTGCCGCTCGACGATGCGGGTCTTTTTCTTGACGAGCACAACGTCGTAATAAACCTTTCCGCTTTCGTAATGCGTGTAGGTCGCCTCGATCAGATCGTACGGCTTGTCGCCGTCTTTGGTGATCGCGGCCTGCACATCTTCGGGCAGCTTTGCATCGCGCCATGTCGGAAGGATGAGATGGCCGGGCAAAGAGAACTTGCGGAACTTCGCGCCGACCGAACCGAGCGGGCCCTCCTCGAGCGCGACCTGTATCTGCGGGATGCAAGTAAACGAAACCGGCTCGGAAACGCTCGGCCCTTTTTGCGCCGTCATGATGCCGGTCGATATCCACATCTCCTCGCCCATCTCGGTGATCGATGTCTGAAAATTGGATTTGTTATTGATGACCGAAAACATGATGTCGGTGATTTGTTCGAGCTTCTCGCCGAGCTTTTTCTTTTGGTCTTTCGGCACGCTCGGGCCGGGCTTGAGCTGCGCCCATTTTTGCTCGGCAGGAAACACGGCGTTGATGTAGCGGTTTACAGCGCGGCGCGTCGAGGTGAGGCCTGTACTATCGAACAGATGCCCGTTTTTCTTTTCACCGGGCGCGACGCTCGTAAACATATTTTGCTGTGGCCGTGAATACAGGTAAGCCTCATCGAGCAGGCCTCTCCAGTTTTCTTTGGTGGCCCATGCTTTATCGGCCCGCTTGATTAGCTCGGTTACTTCGATGCGCATTTAAAATCCCCTACTTGTTTCATCGTCTGCGCCTTCTCAAAAAGACGTAATTCGCATCCTGCTCGACGGAAGGCGTACCGGGGTCGGTCCAGTTGTCCTCGGTCCCGTATGCCGTCCACAAAGCCAAAAGCATTACTCGGCCTCTTGAATTTCGAGCTCTTGAATATCGAACTCATCGGAAGGCAGGCCGTTGACCTCAACGCCTGTAAAGCGAACGCACAAAAACGCGATGCTGTCCCGCGTCTCTGTTGCGACAACCTCGCCGACCTCTTTCGGTTCAACACCGAATTTAGCAGCGAGATCAGTGTTTTTAAATTGTGCCATCATCATGTGTAAGAAATCCCTACCGATACTTGTGTCGCTGCAACGGCGGTTGCGTCCGCCACGGCCATTCCTGTTGTGATCGCGTATGCGATGCCGGTCGCGAGGCGGATACCAAACGGGCCGCCGTTTACGATGACTGTCCCGCCGACCGGTATCATAATCGTTTTTACAGGCGTATCCGTGCCGACTGTCGGAGTCGATGCCTTGTTGTAAAGTTTGAAATACGCAACCGCCGCGCCGTTGTTTGATAGCTCGATGTCGTTGATGTTGCCGGCCGACGCTTTAACGCTTGTCGCGTTTGTCGATGCCGCACTGATCGCGTGGTGATGCGTCGATGCGCCTTGCGTCGTAGCGGGTGTCGGAAGGTTTGGCAGCGAGCCCGATGTCGAGGATACGTTGACGTTCTGCGTTGCGCTTGCCTGTGCCGCAGGAATTGGCTCGGTCGCATATACGGCAGGTTGGAAACGCCACGTTTGCGTGCCGGATGTGAAAGCCGTTGCACGCACGCGGAAATTTGTCAGGCCGTTAACGCTCAATTCCCACGCATAGGCGGGGGCTGCGGACAAGTTGCCGGTCGTCAATTCGATGGTGTTGGCGTTCGTGCGCACGGCCTGCACCGCAAACCATGATGTGCCTCCGTCGATCGAGCCCTCGAACGTGCAGTTTACCGTCGAGAACGTGCCCGTGCAGTAGATCATGATGTTTGAGGTGCGGCTTACGTCTATTGAAACGGTTTGGCCGTTGGCGGTGATGTTTCCGGTCGTGGCAGCTTGTGATGCCGGAGCCGTTGCGACCTTGAGGCGGCCGAGCTCGTCGACGTAGAGATGACTGTAATCGCCATCTGTGCCCGCGCCTGCCGTGTCTGCATCTCGGCGTACACCGAGCATCGAGATGCCTTTTTCGCCACTGGATGCGGCAGCATCCTCGTCTTTGATGGCGGCGGCGATTACGGCGAGAGAGGCTTCGGTCGCGAGGCCCGTTAATCCCGTATCGACATCGATGCCTGCTGCGAGCAATGCGCCAACGGCCGCGAGTGTCGTCTCTGTCGCTGCGTCTGCCGGCAAGGGAATAGTGCCGACATCTACGGGCAACGGGTTTGCGGTTGAAACGTCGCCATCGTTCACGCCTTCCGCCCCATGTATCAGTTTGATGCGCTGATACTTCGCGCCGGCGATTTCGTCGGCTGCGATCACATCGCCGGATGTCGCCGGTACAGGGAGTTGCGTGTTGTCTGCCATTTGCTAGATCGCTTGTGCTTTGGCGCGGAAAGCCTCGAGGGATTGTTTCGTCTCGGCGACCTTTTTCTCGAGATCCTCGAGCTCGGCCTGCTGCGCGACGATGACGTTTGCGAGCTTATTCGTCTCGGCGATTTTTTCCTCGACGGATTTGTGCGCGTTGGAAACGATGAGATCTGCATCGCCCTTTGCCTCGTCGACAAGGCGACCGGCTTCGAGCTTGGCATCTGCGACGATGCGCTCGGCTTTGCTGTTCGCCTCGTTTGTGCGCGTGACCAGATCATCGAGGAAGGCCTGCTCGGTCGCCTGCTTTTGCTCAAGGCCATTGATGCGCTCGGTGAGCTCGCCCTCGTATTGCGTGAGGTTGGCAATCTTCGAAAGAATTTCCTCGCCCTTTTCGAACGCTTTGTAAGCGCGAAGGCCTTTGCCGATTTCGTCTTGCAATCCTGCAATGTCGTCTTTTGTGATGCTGCTCATGATTATGCTCTCCCGCAAATTGCAACTGTAAGGCTTGTCGTGCCGTCGCCCGCCGTGACTTTGCAAGCCATGTACAGAGGGTTTTCGAGGATTTGCTCGATCGACTTGGCGGTTTTTGTGATGGCGTTGCCCTGCGGGTCTGTGAGGGCGACCCAGTTATCGGTACCGGATGCCGGCACCTTGGCGAGATCGGCGGGGTCGTTCGAGCCGTACAGCGTGACGGAGCCGCCCACGCCGAACGTGCCGAACACATGGACGCATTTATCCTTGAGGTTGCTGACTTCGATCGGCGCACCGTCGTCGCCGTTTAACAGGCCCGACCACGAGATCGGAGACGCTGCGCCGACCTGATAGCCCTGATTTCTTGAAACTGCTCTTTGTGCCATTGGAAAACTCCCCTTATCCGAGTGTGTCTAGTTTGCTGCTTTGATCTTCACGGCCCGGTGCGATCAGGATGCGGCGACCTGTACGGCGGCCATACGATGCGCGGGCGGTCTGTGAAACTTGCTGATTTGCCTTGTCCTCGGCCTCCTGCGCACGGCGTTCGGCCTCTTTCTGCGCATCAAGCTGGGCCTGTGTCGGTCCTGCTGCTTTCGGTGATCCCATTGGTTTTGACCCTCCTCGTCATGACTATGCCGGTTTCGATATAACCGAATTTCGCAAAAAGATTGCGAACAAGCGAGAGCTCTTTCGGGCCGACATCCCCCGCAAGGCAAACGTGGCTCGCCGAGCAGCCCCAATCGTCGAATGTTTGCACGCCCATCTCGACCAGATCGCGGCCCACGTTCGAGCCCCAATAATCGGGGTGGATAAAAAACTGATAGAGCTCCCCATCGAGCCGATCCTTGTAATCGTCGTGAGTGTAAAAGATAAAATAACCAATGACTTCGCCATCGCGCACGGCGATCAGGCATCGGCAGCCGGGGCTGTCGATGTAATCCTCGAGCAGCTTTCGGAAATTGCGCGGGCTCTGGTCTTTCGTCTCGCCGTGGCCCGACTTGTACCAAAAGATTAACGCGGTTTTGATGATCGCGGGGATATCCTCGCGGGCGGCCCTTTTAATTTCATATTCAAAGTTTTCGGTTTTCATACGTCCACGCCTCCTCGCGCTTTCAGGGTTTTGTAAAGTTGGTGGGGGGTCACGCCGCGAAATGACAGGCCGATCGTATAGGCGAGATACGTCGCGCAGGTGATGAGCGGGCCGCGCATGATGCGGGCTTGCGGGTCGGGGATCTCGCACCGGTACATGACGACCGTGTGCCCCCGTGCCTTGAGCTGCTCGATGACCGATGCCAGCGTGTAGGTGTTTGTAATCGCGTAATCGACGCGGCCCCAACGTGGATTTGTATGAAACACGAAATCGCCGATCTCGCCGACGAGCTCAACGTGCTGATACCCGCGCTTGAACAGGCGCGAAATCCATGAGGTTTGTGAGTTTGAAAAGAAAAAATAAAATCGTTGCATCTATCCCTCTCGGTATGTGCCGCCGCCGGCGCGGATGGTTCTTGATTGTGATTTGCTGATCGGCGTGCCTTCACCGCCACCGAGCAGATAATACCCGAGCGCATCGCACGGGTGCGAGTATTCGTTCTTGCTCGCCTTCGTAGCGTAGATCGGGCCGCCCGAGCTGCTCGTGATATTCATTTGCCGGAAATCCCATTTACCCTTGAGCCCGTTGATGAGCATCTTACAGCGCGGATGGATGAGCAGAGCCGGCTTGCCCATGATGATGCGGTTACAGGGCGACGCGATTGCCTCGCGTCTGATGTTCGGGTCGTTGGTCGGCGCAGGCTGCACCGGAAAGCCCTCGGCCCGCAGATACTCGTTGATCTTCGTCTCAAAAACCTGATCGCGCTGCTCGGCTGCGGGGTCGGTCGTGACGCGGCGGATTTTTGCGCCTGGCAGATTGTTCTTGATGAAATCTCCAAGCAGCTTACAGAACGCCTCGACCCCCATATCCTTTGCACAAATCTCATGGTGCACCATTTTCGTGCCGACCATCGGATGCGTTTGTCCGAGCACGGCCGCAGGCGTGAGCGTGCCGCCGCCGATGTCGATGCCGATATCCCACGGCACATCTGGCAGCACCGGCATATCGACGACTTGCGTCTGCGAATTGAACTCGGGCACGACGGCCTTGCCTGTGCGCACATAGCCATATTTGCCTTGAGCGTAAACGACGATGTGAGCGCGGCTGCGGTTGATGAGCTGCTTTGCGTAATACGCGGGGTCGAGGTTCGAAAGGTTCTCGGCCATCGGGTTGATGCCCCAAAAGCTGCCGGCTGCAGGGATGATCTCATCCTTTTCGTAGATGTAATCAAAGCCCGGCTCGATGCTCTCGAATTGCCCGCTCGACATCTCGCGCAGCTCGAGCACGGCGGGCGGCTGTTGAAAGATTTTGTACGATAGATCGATCTCGCGGCCGTCGGGCATCTTGTACTTGATCGGCGCGTGATTGCTCTCGAAATATTCATACCACCAACTATCCTCGTCGGGCGGGTTTGTGTCGCACCAAACCATCGGGTCGGTGCATCCGCCATCGGCCATCGAGGGATAACGACCGACGCGGCCCGTGAGCGCGTCGATGATGACCGAGTTAATTTCGCGGGCTTCGTTTACCCATGCGCCGGTGAGCTCGAGCGAGAGCAGCTTACGAACGTCGGCCGGATTGTCGAGCGCGAGGAACATGAGCTCGATCTCGAGGCCCGGCTGATTGATGCCGCGCTCGGGCCAAACGAGCTTGTAGGTGATCGGCGCGGAATACGTCACGCGGCCGTGCGGACCTTCGGGAAAGATCGCGGTAAAGGTTTTGATCGTTGTGGATTTCAATTCTGGGCCGGTGTTGCGGATGACGGCATAGCGCGCGCGGCGGATGTTATCCTTTTGGATGGGCTGCCGTTGCGCGTGCCAGAATACTTTGGTCGAGCAGCCGTGGCTTTTGCCGGAGCCCACGGGCCCCATCAATCCCATCACGTTTGCGACGGAAGTCAGGGCCCGCGAGATCGTAGGCGATGCGCGGAAATCGACCTTGATTAAATCCATTACGCCTTAAACCTTCCGAGCAAGCCCTCGCATTTGATTTTTGTGCCCACGCTCTCGGCCGCAGAGGTGCGATCTTTGAGCTGCCGCTCGAGCTCCTCGTCGGTGATCGGCGTTGCGTTCTGCTTGAGGCGATCGATGACCTCCTGCGACCACGGCACACAGCACGCGGCGAACGTATGCTCGTCGATCGGCTGCACTTTTTCGAGATGGAAGTGCGGCGCGATCTTCATAAACCACCAATCGAGCGGCTGCTGTATCAGGTGCGCGTTGCGACCATCGGGCAGCTTGTGAATTGCCGGGCCTGTGTGGATGACGAGGAACGCGCCGATTTTCGTGAGCGATCGCAGGTGCGAGATCACGGCATCGATGCACTCCGGCTCGATATGTTCGAGCACATCGGTACAAAGCACGAGATCGGCCGGCTCTGGGTCGAGGCCGAACTTCGTGATAGCTGGGTCGTATCCTTGCAAAACGATCTCGCCCTCGTATTGCGTATCGAGCGCATCGAGCAGCGTGCCCTTTCCGCAGCCGTAATCGAGTATCGATGTCGCCTTGATGCAATGCGCGAGCTCGACGACCATATCGAGATAGTGCTCGCCTGTGTTGCCCCAAGTCGGGTCAGTGGCGTGTTTCTGGGTTATTTGCATCAAATATTCTGGGGAGATCAAAAGATCTGATGCGGCTGCGTCGCTGTTCGTCTTTGAGGAATTGAGCATATTCATTTTCGCCTTTCGTTTGCGTGTTGAAGCCCATGCCGTGCTTGGGTATTCCGATGTGAGTGTGCCATTGTTTGACGATCGCGATGCGCTCGCCGCGATTAAGCCGGGCCCACGGCAAGCCTAGCATAATTCCTGATTTCATTCCGTAGCTGTTGAGATAGTCGTCGCCCTTGTTGTAATCGGGCATCGATGCGCGAGCTGTGGTTTCCCACCAATGCTCGGCGAGTTTTGCGGCTTCCTCGATCGTCATGCCGAGAACGCCGTGCGCTCCGTACATCCTGCCGGTCACGGGGTCGAGCACATCGATCAAGTCCTCGTATCCCTTGAGCGGGTCGAGCTGCACGCCTGGGATGAAACTGTCGTCGAAATCGCTGCTCATGCCTCGACCCTCTCGATGCCACGATCAAACAAAAACGCGAGCTTGCCGTCGCGCAAAATCATCGGGCCAGCCTCGGGATTGCAGAACACGATGCCGATCGATGTGTTGAAAGCCTCCCATTGCGGTGCGCCGCGCTTGGCATACGGCCGCACGGGGAGCTCTCGGATGTTGATCTTGCGGGGAGTTGGTACGCTCATGGTTTTGCCTTTCGTTTTTTGCCTACGGTTTCCTCGAGGAGCATACACACGCCGATCACGGCGATGCACCCCAAAACTTTTAACACGATCATGCCGTCACCTCATTCGCGAGCTCGAGCAGCACATCGGCGTGGCATGGCGCATCGAGTTTGCACCAGCACGCCAGGTTTTTGCCGCGCAGCTCCGCCACGTTAAGCGCGGCCGTAATTTCAGGGCGTTTGAGGTATTCGCGGAAACAATCGATCGCATCCTCGACCGTCGGCACGCAAACATACTCGCAGCCGCTCCGAGCACCGGGCCGCACTTTTGGGCTCACGATAAACGGATTTCCCCATTTTGTTGAGCGATCGACGGCGACGGTGTTCGGCGGCATCTTCCATCCATTCGAGCGTTTGCGCTGTATGCGGACAGGTTTCATCGCGCACCCATCCCGGAGCCCTTGCAAAGCTCCTGCCGCGATTTGTTGCCGTGACCGGCCTTGAATTTTTGGTAATGCGTGGCGACGTTGCCCGACCGCGTGATCGGGATATCCTGCCCGCAATACACGCAGCGCGTCTCGTTGCTGTCGGGTTTACTGTCGGGTTGCTGTGCCATCGATCGCCTCGTTGCTGTCGTCGGTTAAAATCATCACGCCGCCCCAGGCCTTCGCATAAGCCTTTTGCAGCGTGTCGAGCTCGGCCTCGGCTTTAACGGCCTGTATCATCTGCGTGAGCATATACGAAAGCCGCGTCGCCTCATCGAGCATGATCTTGGCCTGGAA